CATGAAAATACCAACATGGTTTGGTTTGTTATCGCCAATACAAAGCAATAATGCATCTCCTTCTTGCAATTCTACATCTGCTTCTAATTCATAAAATCCAGCTTCCTCCCAGCAACCATCAAACATTGGTGCTGCTTCAAATTCTTGTATCGTTGGCCGGTCCCAATCTGGCAATAATAAACCTTTGGATAAATACCAATCGCGGACTAATGTCCAGCAGTCAGCACTGCCCCACACCCATTCACGGCCAACTAAGGCAGACATAAGCACCACTCCCCTGTCGTAGCATCTATTATATGCCACGGCAATTGGCTGCGTTTACATGAAATCAAATCTTGCTCACTTGCTTTTAATGGCGCCGAAACATGGCTATGGATTACAGCAATAACATCTCCAGTATCTTCTGCCGCTGTCCAATCTTCTGCTGCAATAATGAATGTATCTAATTCTTGCGATTCATTGGTACACGGCCAATAGCGCAAAATACCGTTTATATCTATAAGTAAGCCGCAGCATTCTAGTGGTAATGTTTGCCGCGCATGATTGAATGCAGCATTACGCCATGTCATACAGAGAAGATACCAATGCCAGGGAATGACCCATAAGGCAGCTCATTGTTTTCGCCAAACCTAATCGAACAACTATTTAATTTTTTGCCGCATACATCCAATGCCTGCGTTGCAACTGCATTATCATTAATATCAAAATAATTAGTTCCTGCATACGAGCATTCAGTTGATCTATATTTCCATTGGCATATATTAGCAATGCATTGACGTTTTGGCGCTTTTACAGATACAAGGTCAAATGCTGCTGCTAAATCCCACTCGACGCTACCTAGGTTTTCTGAAGTTTTACGATCTATAAAATAAATCTCTTGCGGAAATTCAGCAGTTGGATCTGGCGTCCCATATGGGTTCACATTACCCACAAAATTTACAGCATCAAGGTAACGTGCTAATGTACGAATACGAATAAATTTTGCACCTATTAAATCGTTACCGGTATTGAAATCATTTACCGTCAACAGTATTGCAGTAACATAACTCATAGCATTTGACACTTGCAACTTCGGCCTTGGCAATTGACCGCCACCGTTATATTCAAACCCTGTAACCTCAACCGGAAATTTAAGATAGCTATTTGCATTCCATACAATATCACCATTGTTTACTTGGTTAGTGCCTGCATGAAATCTATAAATTGTGCTGGCCCCATGTAAGGTTGCATCAAGGTGCAATTCATATAATTCAATAATTGATGATGGTGCAATCTTTTGCAGTTCAGATACTGGTACTGTCATGGTTCAAATACTTGGCGGAATGTAACATCTATTTTACTACGTTGAAAATCAAAGAAGTCTCTTGACCATGATTGGCATACCCATTTATATGGTGTTGTATCATCTGGTGGAGTCCAATCAAATGATGCATTATCAATAGCGCGGGCATCAAGGAATGCTTCAATAATATTTGAATCCGCATCAGTTTCATTAAAGGTTAATGACCATTCTTTTGGATTTTGGTTTAACCCAAATGTTATTCTATTTTCGTAGCCATCGCCAAATTTAATAGTGCGCACTGAAGGCTCTGATTTTTTATTTGCCGAATATGTCGGGTTGTAAGAAGGGAAAGTAGCCATTACGCGAGAATACCTCCAGGGCGTTTTTGTTTAATTAATTCCTTTTGTACTGCTGCTGCAAGCAGTGTGCCAAGTTGTTTGCCTCCTTGCATATCGCCTTCTACTTTACTACCTGTGGCGTCAACATTGACAACCACATTCATGTTATCACCACCGCCACCTAGCTTATGGTTTGGAACAATAGTACCGCTAGAACCCGGTACAAATAGCTCAGGGCCTTTCTCTCCAACCATGTAGGTGCTGTTGCTGCTTACTGGGCCGCCAGCAGCTCTGCCAACTAAAGGTACACCGCCAATATTAATGCCACCAAGTAAACTCCTAATGCCAAATGATATAAGCATTTTGCCAATATCTTTTAATATATCAGCCAAACTTTCTTGCAGGCTTTTAGCGCCAGTTATTGCGCCATCAATAGCGCCAATAATTCCGCTTTCAATGCTAGATCCAATGCCTTGGACTAAATTTTTAATTGATTGCTGTTTAGACGCAAATTCAGCACTTGCATCATTAATTTCTTTTTGTTTAACAGCTTGCTGGTTTAAGCCTTCTAATATTTGGGGTTGCTTTGATATTTGTTCATCAAGCTGTAATACAAGATTTCGACGTTCAAAGACGGTTTCAGCGGTCAAACCCTTTTCTTCTAATGTTTTTTGGACTGACGCTTGTTGAGCTTCAAGCTTTAATGTATTTTGAGCATTAAGCTGTTCGTTTTGCGCGAATTGTGCCGCTAAAGCTGGGTTAGTGCCGCTGACAATTAGATCCAATGTTCTTTGGTCTGCTTGACTTTTTTCGATTGATGTTTTTAATCCCGCCATTGATTGTTCTGTAACTTGAAGCGTTGCATCTTTTAATTCATTTGTTTTAGTAACTTGTTGATCTAGTATTTGATTAATTGCTGCTTGTGTCTCTTGATTTTTAAGTACATTTGTGTCTTGATCAAGCTTTGCTGTTGCAGGTGAGAATTGCCTAATATTATTCACAGCATCAACTTGCATTGACTGCGCTCCTGGTACCATTGCTCGCATTCCTGGCGATCCTTGCGTCACAGCCCTAGGTTGTGTCATGCTTGGGGTGATAATCCTCCCTACACCAGCAGCAGCACTGTTGGCTTGTTGGTTTGGTTGGTCATTGGCTCTGCGAACAAATTGCGAATTTGCAGCGGGTAATTCTGGGGCCGCAGGTGGTGACATGCCTGTCCCAAGTCGCGTCAATATTGCTTCTACTTCTTTTGCTCCTGCTATCATTGCGGATTGTATATTTATGCCAGCTCTTGTTAATATATCACCTACCTGGCGTGCATAACTTTTTTGCATTTCTCCAATTTCACGCTCAATACCTTTCTTGAAGTCTGTTAATGTACGTTCTAATTGAATTTTTTTTATTGTTGAATCAAACTCAATTTGTCTTCTAGTTACAGCAGCATCATTTAAAGATTTTGCGCTATCGCGGGCAGCAGATAACATTGTAGTATCTTGACCGGTTGCTGCTGCTGCAATCATTGCAGAAGTATCTTTACCGTATTGCGCTTTCCCTGCAAGCTTTAACTGCGATTGTTCTAAATCAAAATTACCTTTAATGCGCTGGTCTTGGAGTGTGCGCTCCATATCAGCAATACGGCGTATTGTCGATTCTCTAAAATCAGCAATCTGTCGTTCATATTGAATGCGGGCATCACTTAATTGTTTTTCTAAGGCTAGTTTTTTTGTTTTATCTTCAAGCAAAGCAGGTGTTTTTAAATTTACATCTGCTTTTGTGGCATTTGGTTTTTTAAATTCTTTAAGTCTATTTTCTAATTCAATTGCTTCTTTATTTAATTTTTCTAATTCTGCTTTCATTATTGGCAAGACTGGTGCGCTAGGAATAATTACGTTATTATCAATACCTTTAATCTCTAACCCTTTAGACATGCCAATGCCAGCTTTCTCAGCAGCTTTAATTTCTGCCGTAAGTTTTTTAATTTCGGCTCTAGTATTGAAAAGTTCATTATTAGCTGTTTTTTTGCCATCTCCAGCCGCCGCTTTATCACTTTGACTCATAATTTTAGTGGCTACATCTAAATATGCTTTAAGCTCAGGATCGTCCAAGAATTTACTAAGTTTATCTACAATCCCCATCACTATATTCAATATTCCTTTAATAGCAGGTTCTAACACTTGCCCTATTTTTTTAGCTAACATTTCTATGTTGTCCATTAATGTGCTAAATCTGCCATTTAATGTATCACTTTGCGCAATCGCGCCATTAGCATATTTGCCTCCTTTTTCGGTAAGCCTGTTAATTGCAACTTCAACAGCTTCTGCACTTATACGCCCTTTTTCTAATGCTTTTCGTAATTCTTGCCCTGATAACCCATACATCTTTTGCAGTTCACCCTGCAATGCAACGCCGCGTTCTTGGAACTGCAACAACTCCTCGCCTTGCAGTCGCCCTTTGGCTTGCACTTGACCATATGCGGTAACTAGCCCGCTTAATTCAGCGCCTGTAGCACCAGAGACATCAGCTAATCGTTTTGTTGTCTGAACTACTTTGTCGGCTTCAACGCCAAATGCTTGCAGCCGTTTGGCCGAATCAATTAATTCGCTAGATGTAAATGGCGTTACGGCACCAAGTTGCTGCAATTCTTGAATAATTTGTTTTGCTTTTGTTGCGCTACCCGTAAGAACTTCTAAACTACGGGTTTGGCTTTCAAGCTCAGCAGTTTTTACAAATACAAATTTAACGGCTTGTATCGCGCCAAGTGCAATAGCTAATTTGCCAACCGTTTTAAATAAACCAGATACAGCATTATCAGTTGCCTTTACTCCCTGCTGAAACTGCCGTAGCGATTGCTGTGCGCCACTGCTATCAACATTAATGGCAACATTAGCAACAACCGACACAGCTAGCCACCTACTACTAAGCCTAGTCTAGCGTCGCCGTCGCATTGCAGCTTCTTGTTCGTCATTGCACAATTCAAAATAAGCTGACCACAGAAGCAATTCTTCCATAGTCAGCTCTGAATTTAATTTAGCTAACGTATAGCCTAATTCCTTTGCTACACCAAGTTGGAGCCTAAGCAGGTTATCCTTTTTAAGCTCCGCCTTTATTTTTTTGTATCAACCTCTTCCTTGATATCTTCACTAATAACAGCAAGCATCAGTGATTGCAGGTCAGCATCACGCACCTCGTTTTTTAGCTCCGCAATCTCACCAGCAGCAAATATCCGCTGGCCGTTTTCATCTGTTGCTTTTTGAACCAGCAGTTGCAATGCAAAAGCATTTACATCATCGGATGCAGCATCTTTTTGTGCCCGTTCGCGTTCAGCCATTGTTAATGGTGAACGGTAGAACACAAACTCAGCGCCATCAGTTAGTACAACCGTTTTTTTGACGGGCACTAAATTAGCAGCTTTCTTTAAACGATCTATTGCCCTGATTGCAGTGGATGCCATTAGGTATCAAACAGTGGTACTAAAGTCGAACGATGGAGCGCCAGTAGGACGGAAAGTAATTTCTACCATCTGGGCATCATCTGGGTTGATGTTAAGTGTTGCGGTAAGCAACACAGCATCCATAGCGATGCTGCGGCTTAGGGCTTCGGTTGACCCTTTGTCGGTGTACAGCTTAAACGCTGCGCCTACTTGCTGGCGCTGTAGTACGTCTTCCACCATGCGGTTTGATAGTGCGCCGTCTTCGCTGGTTACAAATACAGATGCACTGCCGTTGCCGTCAGCAAATCCTGGGATGTAAGCCTTAAATGGTGCATACTGCCCAACAGCTTGGCCGATGGTGGTAACGTCAATTTCAGCGCGGCTGATCTCAAAACTCCAATTCTGTACTTGACCTACAGCGGCATAATCGGCGTAATAAACCTCAAATTCGTTGGGTGCGGCAACAGTGCCATCGTCAGTGATTGCCAGAATAGTGCCGCCAGCACTGGTTGATACGGTCAATACACCCGTAGCGGCAACATAACTTAATACAAAATAAGTAGTGGCTGAGCTGATTGGTGCAGGCAATGTGCCGGAACCAGCCGCACCGGTTTGAGTGTTTACAACACGGAATTTAACTGGGTCGCCTGCCTTAAAATTAAGGTACTGCTCAACGGTAATCTCGTCGTTAGCGACGCTGACGTTGGTCTCGCCAAAATCGCCAATGGTGCCAGCGGGCTTGTAGTAAAGAGCACCGGAAGTACCGGATAGAACAGTAACGGCCATTGATTTAGCAGATGATTGGCTTGTTTAAGTATAGCGTCAATCCAAGTAAGCTTCAAAAGTTGCGGTTAGTTGTGTTTGAAAATATGCAGCGGCCAGTCCACTGCTTGCGCTAGTGCCGGTTTCAATCACACCAGCGCCTACAGTAGATGGCCCTGATGCGGCATCAAATATAATGCTTGAAAATTTAGCCCGATCAAATAAATCCTTGATGCGTTCAGCAATGGTGTAGTTTGCTGCGACGCCAACGCCAACAGGCGTGAATACATTTACTACCAGCACACCGTTTTGGCGGTTGAACCCTACACCGCCTGTAGGCAGCAGCGTTACATAAGCATTGTCGCCAAACCGTATTGATGCTTGCAGCCACGGTGAATTACCTGGCGGCGTAAATGGTACGTTTTGATAGCTGACCGGATACACAGGCGCAATTGCCATTTCAGTAGCAATACGGCCTTCAATCGCAGCGCGGATGTCGTTGTAGGTGCTGCTCATGATTCCTTGCCAATGCGTGCGGCATTTTCTCGAACCCAACCTTGCATATCTTTGACGATACCTTCAACCCATCCGCCTTGCCCTCCTAGTGCACCGGATGTTTTCTTGCTAGAACCACGCGCTAACGCTTCTGCATATGGCAAATTATTGTGAATACTATAAATATTCCCAAGCTTTTCTTGTTGATACCCAAGACGTTCAATTTCAGTTGGAGTAGTATAATTGCCCGGTGGTTTAATGCCCCCTGGTGCTGCATTCTCGCCTACTTGCCAACTGGCACTAAAACGGCCAGTATCCACAGGACTTGTCTTTTTTAATCGCTTATCTGTTTGCAGCACTGCGGAACGCAATAATTGCTCTAAATTGCCTTTGCAATAATCACCAATCTCAGTAATTTTTATATTGCGTGCCATTATGCCCTCAGAATCAACTCATAGGTTATTGCTGTATTATCTTGCTCAGTCGTTGCAACGCTAATTATTTGATGCACTACTGACGCAATTAGCACTTTATCCGCTGGTGTTGGTGCATTTGCAACATCTGCTGCGGCAATCGTTAACCGTTTATCACCAGCTTGGATCAGGTCATTCACCTCACGCAAATTAACGTCCTCGAGTACCCCACGTGCAGCGGTATCAGCAGCGGTTTCGGCTGCGGTGCCAGTGGCTGGATCGTAGGTGCCCATTGTGATACGGCGTATGGTGGCGGTGCCGCCAAACTTAGCCATCAGCTTGCTAGCCACTTTCCGTAGCGGGCTGGAAAGGCTCATATTTTATAAGCGATGCAAGCGCCAGTTTGCAATTTAATGCTAGTGAATACACCACGGATTTCAGAACCTGCCGGGAATGTCTCACCGTTTAAAGTGTTGCCCGTCATGTTAGTGCTGACAATTGTATCAATATGAGTGTTTTCAAAAAAATCAATATGGTGAAATCTACCAGTATGCACAGCCGTGTCAGTAATAACCTCACCGCCGAGCGTGTAGTCAACGTCACCGCCCTGGTGGCCTTTGAAGCTCATATCTTGTACGCCACAACGGTGCCGCTAGTTAATGTGATGCTGGTGAATACACCACACATCTCGCAGCTTGCCTTGATTGGAATTGCTGTAAGCGCATTGCCGGTGTAATCCAGCGCCGTAACGCTTGCAATTACTGAATCCTCTAATGCCACAATCTCGCCGAACCTGCCGGTATGAGCAGCAGTATCGTCAATGAACTCAGCGCCTGGATATTCGCTCATGATCGTTTGATTGCAAAGTTGCCTGGTCCGCTTATTCTAAGCCCTATCAAATATCTTTCCACCATGGGAGGAATTTTGTCGGCGCCGACGGCACCACTGAAATTTGGCGTTACGTCAAGACTACCGATTTTTACATTCTTAAAATCTTCTAACCCGCTAAGCCCAATGCCATCGGTATTGTTGTTTAGGTATGCCGCAAGCAACACCTGCGCATATTGAACCTGTTGCGGGATTTCATTGTCATCGAAATAATCGGTGGTAATACGAAACGGAAAGCCAACTGCGTAGGTGTTGATGTACGTATCAGGTTTACGCACACCAGTACGCGGCCATTGCAGCGCTTGCGTATCAGTTGCCCTAGCACCTAGGAACCGCTCACGATCTAATCGTTGTGTGGCGGTGCAAAGTGCACGATTTTTGGCGTCTGTAGTAGCAG